CGCCTTGCTCAGGATATCCCACGTTCCTCTTGACGATTCGGCGATCTGGCGCTGAAAATCTGTCTGCTGATATTGCTGGTCCAGAAGCGCACCGAATTTGTCATCGTTCAACGATTCCATCTTCGCCGTCGACCTCGTTACCAAATCCAGGAAATTCCCCGTCATGAGGTTGACGATGATCTGGCTGTTGTCCTTGATCATCTTCAGCCAGTAGGTGACGTCTGTCTGCTTCTGCGGGCCTTTCAATAATTCGATGACTCCGGTGATACCGCTGACGATCGAGCCGATGGAACCAAGAGAGGAAAGAAGTCCTGAAGCAATTCCCCCGGCACTCTTACCGAGATCGCCCGCCACGCTCGCCACTCCCCCTAACGCCTCTTTGCCCTCCTTGGCGATATTGGAGAAAAGCCCCTTGAACATACCCAGGACTTTGTCGGCGACCATCTCTCCAATCATCCGGAAGAAGGCCTCCTTCACGTTGTCAAAGGCTTCGTTGAAATATTTCTTGAAATTGATCCCATGCTCAAAGAACTTACCGTCAGCAAAATTCAGGCCTTTGCAAATATCGCCGATGAGACCGGACGCGCTATCGCCGAATCCTGCAGCGACGTCGTTATAGAGACCATCGAAATATCCCTTGGTTTCGGTCGTAGTCGTCTTGGCCGTCTTCGGGATAAGGCCCATCTGCTTGCAAACAAAATCCGCCAGCCTGCCTTCCCTCTCCATCGCGGGCAGCACGGTATCCGTGATCTTGGCGCTGTATTCCCCCATCGCCCACTTCAAAGCCTTGCTCATTTCATAATGCTTGGCTTCGGTATCTACCAGTTTGACCGTCGCCGTTCTCAGCTGGTCATGTTTCTTGCCGACTTCATCAACAGCCGGCTTTAGCGCCTCGGCTTGTTTCTTGTGCTCTTCGAGGACTTTCCCGAACTCGTGGCCAGCCGCCCGGGCGCGCTCCTGCGCGGCCCTTAGTTTTTCCAGGGCCTCCTCGTATTCCTTGTTCGCCTTCTTCGCACCGAATAGCGAATCCTCAACGCTTTTAATCCCGCCGACAAGTTTCCCTAGCCAACCGATGACGGTTTTTATTTCTTCAACAACCGCACTGAGCCAGAGCTTGAAGTCGTCGGATTCAGCCAGCTTATTCACTTCTTCCGTCAGCTTCTTGATCCCGTTCTTCACGTCTTCGTTTTGGATGATCGCGCCGCCGACTGTCTCCTCGACCTCGTCCCAGGCGTTGTTGAGCTGTGAAAGGCTTCCGGAAAAAGTGTTCGTATCAGCCTGGGCCCGGGCGTAGAACCCGGAGAGCTTCTCAAGCAGTTGGGCCTGCTTCTCACTCTTCGGGAGGTTCTCGTCGACCTTGATACCGTAGCGGCCGAGCGTTTCCGTACTTCCCGCCATCGCCTTGGCAACAAGAGTCGCCGCACTCTCCAGGTCCATCTTGAAAACCGAGGCCATGCCTATCGCGCCTCGAGTCGCCTTATCGATCCCCTCTCTATCCAGGTTTGTGAGTTGGATCAGCAGGGCCTGAGCGCCCTGGATGGCGTCGTCCTCGTAGATGGTCTGTTTTTGGAGCTCGGAGGAGTATTTCTTGAAATGGTCGAGGAGCGGTTCGACGGAGCGGCCGGTGATATCCAAGGCAGCCGCCAGGTTATTCTCGGCTGTCTCCGCTTCCATCGCGGCCGTGATCGAGTCTTTCACAAAGTTCGTGAGGAGGCTTATTCCCTTTTTCAGCGCATCGGCCGCCAGCTCCCCGAGTGCGAATTGCTGCCAGAGAGAACCTAAGGATTTATGGGTCTCGTCCCCCCTTCCTTTCAGCTTGTCGATTTCATCCCCGAGCGGCTTGATCTCTTTCAACGCCCCCGAGGCGTCCATCGTGACGATGTACTTGATATCAGCCATTGTTCTTTGTCTCTTCTTTCGCCTTCCTCATCTGCAAGGTGAGAATCGTCTGATGGATCGTATTGAGCTTGAGCAGGAAGATCTTCTTGCTAGCTCCAACCAGTCCGGACTCGTCGATCAGAGAAACCATGAGATTGAAGTCCTTAACGAAGGGCGTCGCATAGGACAGGTACCAGTCGAGTGCCATCTCATCGGCCTCCGTCAGCGCCGGCGGGTTCTGAGCCGGGTGATCTCCCTCGCCTACCGTCTCCCAGTCCGTGACGTCGCGCCACTCCCTATACCAGGAGAGGTAGGCTTTCAGTTTCCCAGGAAATTCTCGACGTCCCTTGCAAAATCGACGATGCGCCGGCCCACCAGGACAACCTTGGGCTCATCTTCCAGAGTCTTCGCTTTGATCCGCGTCACGAACCGGAGATACTTCTTCTTGTTCTCTGGAGTGCAGGGCAGCTTCTCGCCGCCGTCCTCGAGGTTCCAATCCTCGATGAGCTCGCCGACCAGGTCGATGACCTCTTCGGAGTTTTCCCGGTCTTCCAACTTCACAGAGAAATCCAAGGGCATGGGCCGGATCTTGAATTTCAGTACGCCGACTTTCTCGTCCCTCGGCTGGACCTCCAGCCACATAGTTTCTTTCAGCTTCTTGACATCCACGGTTCACGCTCCTTTATGCCAGGTAGTCCGCTATCGCCTTGTTCATCAGTTCGATGTATTGCCGGGTATGGGCCATCCCCGTCGGATTCGCGGCGGCTTCCTCGGCCTGGAACTCGTACTGCAGCGGGAACGTCTCGCCTTTTTCGTGGGGGTCGCTGATCATACGCAGACGGGGAAAGAAAAGGCTGAGCCTGTAAGCGTAGGTGCTGGCGATGATCGAACCGGTAAACTCGATCAGCATCTTTTGATAGGCCTCGGCCTGGAAGATGTCGTCGAAGTACTCGGCGTTCGCCGTGTCGGTCCTGGGGATCTTGATCTTGACCGTGATCAAACCCGGGCCCGTTTCCTCGGGCTCGATGATCGAGTCGCCGATGATATGGGCATCCAACGGCCGCGAAAAGTTGACATCGATCTCGGACGCCAAGAGTGCTATCTCAGCCGCTACGTCTGTTCCGCCCTGGGCGTTCATCTTGACGATCCCTTGGGCCGCCCGGATCCGGTTGTGCCTGTCGGCATATGTCAGAGCGTCCATCTCTGTGGCGGTATTCGTCGCGCCGTCGATCAACACCTTGTTCCCGCGCAAAGAGAGCTTGCCCTTGAGGAGCCCGTCGGCGTAGTTGAGTGAAAACGCCGTCGGCTTGGCGCTTGGGACCTCGACGATCTTCCCGGGCCGTTCAGCTGCGAACGTGGCGAATTTCCCTGAAACATTGTCGGCCCACTGAAGCGTATGCAGGTAGGCGGCGGTCGCGCCTTGCTGAACGGGAACTCCAGCCGTGCCGAAAAGCAGCGCCAAGAGGATCCCCAGGGCCCCCGGGTCGTAGCGCATATCGAAGCCAAGCGAGAAATCAACGGCCGCATGAGGGCCGATATCTCCGCCAAGCACGAACGGGGTGTCGTGCTCGATTGCGGGCTTGTAATCCCGCTTGCTCACCAGGCCGTCGATGTCGGTGATGAGCATCCCGAATCCGGCGCCGAGCTGGACGGCCGTACCCCATTCTGAGGCTTTCTTCGCCCCGGCCGCGTAGAACCGTTTCTGTGGAACAGTGGGGGTTGTCATATCAGTCCTCCTTCACTTTCGATTTCTTGGCTCCGTCGGCCCACCAGGAGGCCGCGCGCCAAATGAATATTGCGTTTTCGCTCATGCTTTTTACCTCCAATCTCAGAGCTCTCCGAAGTCGCCGCTGATGACACAGCGAATTTTCTGATCAAAAAATCCGAACCCTTCAAGGCTCAAATATCCATCGTCCGTCTCGGGCGGTTCGTCGATCCGGACCTGAACGGCCAGGGCTCCGAGCGTCCCTGCGTTTGGGGAAATCGAGTCGTCGTTGATTGCCTTCCGAATGTCCCGGATCGAGCGTTCCAGCTTCGTCACGGTGTCCAGGTTGTCCTGGACAATCCCTTTGACGGACACATAGAATGTCTCGTCGTATTGCATCTCCCCGGCATAGGCAATCTCGCCGCCTGAGCTCGAGAAGACCATGTAGGTCGGAAATTTCGTGCATTCAGACCAGTGCTTGAACCGCTTGGCGACCTCCCCCGGCGTATACCAGAAGTCGGATCCTGCCAGGATCCCCTGCAGGACTGAAACGATTCGATTGATGACCTGAAGGCGTTTCGACTCGGCAGCCGGGTTTGCCATGCTACATGCCTCCTGATGCCCCGGGCCCGATCTTCTCAGCCGCCATTTTCGCGGCCTGGTTGTATATGCTCGGACCGCTCAGCAAGTCCTTAAGGACGGGGACCATGTTGGCCAGCGGCACAGAGAACCAGCCGGATGGAGGGATCTGCACTTTGTCCTTGAGCAGGAACATCGGCTTCAGCCTCCCTTTCCCGTCGCGTCGACAGAGAAGCATGGTCCCTCGCTTGGTTTTGATGAAGAAAAGGTCGGGGAAATTCCTTGGGACACCCTTGACGCCGGCAAGCGGTATCGCCAGGGCCTTAGCCCGCCTCGGCCGAATCTCGCCGCCCTGGTCCTGAATCCGGGCGTAAACGACGTCCTTTCCCGCTTCGAGCCCGGTTCCAAGAGTTACGGAATAAGTGTCTTCTCCCGCGCTCACGAGCATCCCGACATTACGGGCAAGTTGGCCGGTCTTTCTGCCGCGTCCGGATTTCTTCATCCCCGCGGCGGACCGCTTTAACGTCTTGAGAGTGTCGGCCGCCCACTTCGTGATCAGGTATTTCGTCGCCTTGGGGATAGTCTTTAAAGTCTGCGTCTTGAAGATCGCGCCCTTAAAATCCTGTTGAATCCCGCTCACAGTCTCACCCTCCGGTACTTAGCGCAAACCGCGCGTACGGATTTCAGCAGATCCTGCTCGTCTGAAGCGGAGGATCCGTCGGGCATGGATCGCGAGGTTTCGCCCCAGGATTTCTTCTGCCCCCTCTGGAACTCAAACGCGACCTGCTTCATGCACTCGAGCTGCAGGTCCGCCGGCATGGTCGGCGTCTGTCCCGTGATCGCGTACCCGGCCGTGCAGGTGATCTCTATCCCGCTCGGCGCCGTCGACCACTTCGCGCCATCTTTGGCCAGGATCCCTTCATCGGCATAGGAATAGAAATCTTCGTCCACAACCAGGGCGATTCCGTCCTCCTTGATAGAGGTTAGAGCCGTCACCGGCCAGGCAGGGAGAAACAGCATTGCCTTCCCATTCCCCGTAAGTTTCACCGCGGTATATGTGGCAGTCGCCAGGATCCGGCCGCACTCCTTGTCCATGCGCTGCGAGACGGCGTTGATAAGCGTCTCGAAAAGGGCCTGGCGAGAGTCATCCGACTCGCCGAAGTACGCCTTCATCTGAGCCCAAGTGACGATCGCGTTCGCGTTGAGGGCCATGTATTACCTCGTGCGCTTCTTCCTGTGGGAGTCCTTGGATTCCTTCGTCTCGCTCGGTCCGTCCAGGCTTTTGTCCTGCTCGCAGCGCCTGGAACGCAGCCAGTCCTCTGCGAGGTCTTGTGGAACATCGTAGACCTTGCCCGCCTCAAAGAGCTTTTTGTTGATATGGTCCGGCGCAGCCCATCTGCTCTCAAACATTCGTACTCGCATGGAATCTCCTAACGTAGATGAGGAGGGAGGCCTTCCGGCCTCCCCCTTTTCGATCTTGTAGATCTCAACTGGCATTGACCAGTCGCTTCCCTATCAGCTCACGGGCGCGTGACGGGGGAATCCCTTGAGGACCAGCGCTGAGTACGGGAATCCATTGGTGTGGGTTCCCGTATGGTCGATGATCACGCGGATGTACCGCTTCTTCCCGATATAGCCGCGCTGGATGACCACCTCGTCCTCTGCCGCGGCATCGACCACGACGCCGTTGGCCCCGCCCAGGAGGTCGGCATCGGCGACGTCGGTGAACGCCGAATTGTCGTCCGATTCCTGGAACTTGACCGTAACGTAGACCGACCCGCTCAGGGTGTCCAAGGACGCTCCGAGATGGGCGACCATCAGGGCGCCCTCGAAGCCGGCGAGGTCGACGCCGACCCCCGTGCCCTCCGTGTCGTCGTTGCCGACGATGGGATCGATCGACTTGACCGCGAGAATGCTATTTTTGAGGTCTTTCATGATGTCCTCCTTATGCCTTGATCTTGAGGAGCTTGATCGCCTCGGGCAGGACGACCTGGCCGTTGAACCGCTTGCGGGCCATGAAACCGATCTGGCCGAACTCGGCGTACTTCTCGACCAGCCTCTGGATCTCGATCTGGATGCGGTCCCCGATCAGGTATCCCCTTCTGAAATCGCCGTAAGCGACTTCGTACTGGTTATCGACCAGGCCCGACGGCATGTCGACGCACTCGACGACCGGGTTGCCGAGGAGCGTTGCGGGCTGGTTGGCCTGGAGGCCGGGCTGCCAGATGTAGGCGTTCGTGGTGGCTTCCTTGAGCAGCCTGACGACCTTGACCGTCGCCCGCTTCATGAGCCAGGACGCATTGCGGGCGTAGCCTTCCTTGAGCGCGTACTGGACGCCGATCAGGTCGTCCGCGGCGATGGCGTTGGAGCCGGCGGTTGTCTCGCAGCCGGCGATGACCGTGGTGTTGATCAGGATGCCTTCAGCCTGGCCCACGCCGTTCCCCGTCAGGAATTCCGTGCCTTCCAAGACCGCGAATTGCTCGACGATCTCGGCCGCGATCTCGGCTTCGAGGTTGAACGCGGAGTCCTCGAGGTCCTGGCGGGACACCCTGACGAGGGCGTACGCTTCGGGAAGGGCCATCTCTTCCAAGCCGTACTTGAGCCCGGTCCGCTCGGTCCGCTCCGCGACTTCAGCCGTCCGGGCAGCGGAGAACTGGCCCGTTCTCTTGGGAACCTGGATGGTCCGGTTGACCGTCTCCCGAACCCTGGCCAGCTGCCGAATCGGCGAGATCTCGGTGATCCCCTTGATGATCTCGCGGACGTAATCCGGCGGCCCCGAAAGAAAGCCCCCCGTGGTGTCGTCGCTGATGGTGAGGACCTTCCGCTCCTCGGGGCCCAGAATGCCCTTCCGGAGCCAGGTGCCGAACGCCTTCCGCTCGGCCGTGGATTTCTCCGTCCTCTCGTCCTTAGTGCCCGAGTCTCCGATAGGCGGCCGATTCATCTTCGTCTCGAGGGCGTCGAGCCGGGCCTCGATCTTCTCCTGAGCGGCCTTGAAGTCGCTCGCGGAGATCAGGCCCTTCTGCGATTCCTCGTATTTCTGCCGCAGCTCGGAAACCAACTGTTTGATTTCTTGGATGGGATCCATTTTCAGTTGACTCCTGTGTTTGAATTAAGCAGGGCTTTAAGCTCTGCTACGACCTCCTTCAAGTGGATCGCGTCGTCCGGCTTGCTTGGGTCTATGTTCTGCGGCTCCGCCGGCGGAGTGGACTTCGCGTCCGGCTCCTTCCCGAGGAGTGCTTCCATTCGCTTGATCGTTTTCGATACCGTATCTTTTTGCTCATCGGTCAGACCGTCCTTCGCTTCGAACGCCATGACCTGGGCAAGGATGTCTTCCACGTTTTTCACCGCGGTCACTTGGGCCATCGGGTTTGCAGGGAAAGTCACCAGCGACACCTCCCAGAGCCGGATCTCCTTCAGGATCCGGATCTCCTTGTCGAACTCCTTCTTGATTGCGTCGAATCCTATGGATAAGCCCTTGATCGCCCCTTGCTTGAGCAGAGCGTGGAGTTCCTTTGCCCGCTGGACAGCAAGGTTGAGCCAACCCTTGATCTTGAGCCCGATGCCGTCTTCCTCGCCCTCGAGGATCCCGACAGGCTGAGATGGGTCATGGAAGGCTAAGAGAGGAAACTGCTTCTGTTCGTCCAGGGTCTTGGCGAAAGCGCCGGCCATGACGATATCGCCGTAGAAATCCGCCACGCCGAATACGGACGCGTAGCCCTCGAAAGATCCGTCCTCTTTGACCTCTTTTAGCTCAAACCGGAACCCTTTCTTTTCCATACCGATCCTCCTACGAAACCACGGGATAATGGGAACAAAGACAGTTGATAACGTTCCCCGGTCCGGCCCCGTGGGAACGGTCCCCGGGATAGTCCAACTTCTCCCCTCCAACATCGAACGCATCGTCTATGGGGACTTCCTGGCCATCCGTGTTCTTGTGGTCCTCCCGGGATTCGGGAACGAACGAGCACATCCAGCCCTTCTTGTCCACGAACTCGGTCTGCTTGTAGCCTTCAAGTTGTCCCCAGTTCTCGACCATAGCCGTCTCAGTCCTAGCGATCCGCCGGGCCCGGACAACGGCCATATCGCTGAGCTTCTGCCAGATCTCCTGGGTGGTCTGTTCGATCGTCCAGTTCTCAGCCTCTGCCGCCTTGAGCGCCCGAGCTACCTCTGCTGCAGTCTCCTCGGTGATGAATTTGGCTGAGGAGCGCATGAGCATCTCGAGCTTGGCTTTTTGGTCTATCGTGAACTCGAAACGGGAATCGCCTTTCGTCTCTTCGTCGAACTCGTAGAGTTTGCCCTCGGAAATATCCAAGCCGGCCTCCCCTGCCTTCGTAAACAGGTAGAAGTATCGGGACTTGAACTTCGAGACGTATTCCTTGACCTCGTCCTCAGTGTCCAGGAGCGAGTTAATGACAACGAGTTGAGGGGATCCGGCTGCAGCGATTTTCTCCTTGACCGCTTTGGCCTGCGATCGGAGGTATGATTCTGCCTCGGGGATGAAGCCCTTCTCCTTTGCGGCTACGCGAGAGGCGAAGTTCGTCCAGAGCGCTTGCTTCCTCTCCGGCGCGGACCAGAAGCCCTTGATGTTCGGAGGGGCCATCGACTTCTTTCCGTTCTCCGCCGGCTGCTTGTCATCGGCCTGATCGTCCTGGTCCTGATCCTCTATCGCAGGCGGCTCCTCCTCCCGGCCGAATTCAGTCAGGCCGAGCGGGATGAGGATCACGTCTCCGTCCTCTCTCTCCTCATATCCGCAGGCCTCGCGCTTTTCATTCAGCGTCAGCCACCAGGCCCCCTGCATGCGCGCGTAGGCTTCCTCGCGCTTCTTCTGCAGCGCCTCGATCTGGTCGATATCCAGGTCCAGCCTCAGGCGCTCCCCGTAGAGCGGCGTCAGCCAGTTGTTGAGCTCGTCCCGGACAAACCCCGCCAGGGGGAGGCATGCCTCCATGTAGAGCGCCAGGCGGGCTTCCTGGTAATTCGAGTAGGTCTTGTTGTCGGCGTCTCCGATGAGCTCGGGCGCGACCCCGAACACGCGGCAGATCTTGCGCGTGACTTTCGTGTCCGCCTTGTCCCAGTCCATGTCTTTCGGCGAGATGGCAAAGTTCTTCCAGTCCATCCCGCCCTCCAGAAGCAATGGCGTGCCCGCGTTCTCATATCCTGAGATCTCATCCTTGATCTGCTTCTTCAGCCGCTCGAACTGCTGGTCGGTGAGCTTCCCCTCAACAGTCAGTGCTCCCGGCGGCCGGCAGTCGTTCTTAAGGAGTTTCGCATTCCACTCGTGTGCGAAGTTCGAGATGTCCACGGCCCGGGCGGCGACCTCGAGCGGGCTCAGGCCGTAGAAGTCGTCCGTGGGATGGAATGTCTTCATGTGGAGGACCTGGGAGACGTCAAAGGTGATCTCTTTCCCGGAGACTCGGTACTTGTACCCGGCGATGAGCTGCTGCGCGTTCCCTGGGACGACGACCATCCGGTCCGGCCGCAGCGCCCAGAGCTCCTTGGGAGCGCCCTTATTCGGGCCGTTTTTCTCGATGTAGCTGTTACCGGCGATCAGGTAGAACTTGACGACCTTTTCGATGAATCTGGCCTGCCCTTCCATCGGGTTCGGCCGGCGCATGAGATCAAGAAGGGGGTGATTGTCGATCTCCGTCATGTCGCCCTTGCTTGCCTTTGAGTCCTGGTAGAGTACCCAGGGGATCCCCGCGATCGTCTTGGCGATCAGGTCGATGCAGGCGTAGGCGTCCATGCAGGCCTGGTAGCCGGCCTGGGAAAGGCTCTTGTAGTCCTTCGGGGTCCAGACAACGGGCTGCCCCATGAGCATCATCAGGATAGCGGGCCAGGACGCGCTTTCCTTCTTCTCGCGGGCCCGGCTGATTTGGAGGCCAAAAACCTTCATGCGAGTCTCCTGATCCTGGGTTCGCTTTCGTTCGGCTCGTAGAACGTGAGCAGGAAGGCATCGGCTTCGTCAGGGCTCCGGAATCCGCGCTCTTTATATTCATCCTTACTCTCGACGACGCGCCGGCCCTTCTTGTCCAGGGATTTCGACTTCCGGTTGACCAACTCCGTCATCAAACGATCGTCTTCGGGACAGGAGATCTCCCCGATGATCTTCCCGACTTCAAACCACATCTCGGAAATGACGTTCGGGTACTTATCCGGCTCCTTCGCCTCGGACTGGAAGTTGACCGGGACGATGTTGTAGCTGTGGCTTTGGAGGATGTCGGTCACGCCACCGCCGACGCCTGTGTCGTCGACTTTGATCCGAATATCCTTTTTGAACTCGGCGAACTTTTCAACCTCATCGGCGATATATACGAGCTTGGCCTTCTCCGGGAGTTGTTTTGAGGTGAGGACTTTTTTCTCAATGACCTTCAAGCCCTTCCGCTTCCGCATGACCGTATCATCCGCGCCTCCTCGGGCGACATCGACGCCGATCTCTTCCTGGCCGGTTGAGTCGAAGTCGGCGTTCTTGGCGTTTTCGAACATCCTATTGACCTGGCTGAGCTTGATGATCGTATCGGCGCCGACATCGCAGATCTCACCCAGGACCTTTGTTAAGAACAGGACTGAATCCTCACCCCAGTCTTTTTTACAATCCTCGATATACTTTGGCGTCGCGATCTGGATGACTAAATCTTTCGGGTCGACATATTTCAGCTTGAACTTGTCCGGCCGGGTAACATCCTCAATCTCTATCCCCCGGAATTTCTCGCCCGTAACATAGGGAGAATCGAAGGCCGAAACATGGATCTTCTTCCAGTCGGAACTCAGATCGTTGAAGATCTTGTAGTAGTTCTCTCCCACCTGGACGCCATCCGTCGTCGAAATAACCAGCCAGCGACAGAGGCCGCCGGTCATGAGCCCGCGGACGGAATCCCACATCCACTGGGGGATCCCCTTGGCCTCATCGAAGATGAATAGGATTGCCGGCGCGTGCCAGCCCTCGGCCCGGGCGGGCTTGTCAGTCGAAAAGCCGATGGCGAAATGATCTGAATCGTCGGTCTTGATCTCTGTTGTGAGGCATTCGCCTTCCAGGCGGATTCGGCTTTTAGCGTAGATTGCGTTTATCTCAGACCAGAGAAGCATCTTGATCTGGGAGAAATTCGGAGCGGTCGTGATGACCTTTGAGCCCTCGTAACAATTGAGGAACCAGACTGCGATCTCAGCCGCGGTAAATGTCTTTGACACGCCATGACAGGCCCGGACGGCCACTTTCTCATGGCTTTGAAGGCTAGTCAGGATCTCCCTCTGTTTTGACCAGGTCACATGGCCAAGTGCGTGTTCAACAAAAAAGACAGGATCCTTCCTATATTCGGTGAACAATTCATTCATGACTTGGCCGGTTTCAGGATCCATTCTTTTTGTACTCACTCATGGATTTTCTCAGGTCCGTTATTGAGAGGGCGACTTTGAGTTCGCCGCTATGGGCGAGTTCCTGCCGATCGCGCCAAAGGTCGGGGCGCCGGTTCTTCAGCCAAAAGATCATGGCGGTTGTATCACCGCCCTTGGCCTTCTCATAAAGGCTCTTCGTTATCTGAAAGTCGGCCTTCAGCTTTCCCCTTTTTAGGGACTGCAAAAACACTGGTGTTTTTTTCCAGTAATTCAGGGTCCGGGGGCTGATCCCCAGGATGACGGCGATCTCCTCATCTGTCATTCCAAGGCTGGCGATGATCTCGACCTGCTCAAGATTGATATCTTCCAGCCTCACGCGCTGATTGAGCTTTACCACTTTGACTTTCATCTTGCTTCGAGCACCGTTGTCCTAATGTGAGACGCGATGGCCTCCATAAAGCGGGGCATCACAGCGTTGCCGATCCGCGCCCACTGCTCCCGGAAGTTGCCGGTGATTTTGAATTCATCCGGGAAACTCGAAAAGCGCTTGATTTCAGAAATGTTCAAGCACCGTGGATGTTCCCAGTGGAAGACCCCTCCGCCTCCGCTCGGGATGACGGTTTTCTGGATAGTCGGGCAGGGACGGTTAGGGTTCAACTTGGACCCATTGAACCAGTAACCTTTGGGATGGTACTTGTCGAAGCTCTCCCCGTTCCTGCACTTCTTCCAGATCTCAAATCCCAGTTCACCCAGGGTCCTGGAGGCGTCATCGGGGAGCCCCTGGACCGCCTCCCGGGATGGAATGACCTTCCGCTGAGGCTCGGGGAAAGAGGGCTCTTTTCTCAAGTCATTCCTGACTCCGATCCAGATCAGCCGCTGGCGCGACTGGGGGACTCCGTAATATTTCGTGTTCATGAGTTTGCACTTCGTCCGGTAGGGAATGCCCTTGAGGGTCTTCATGATCTCGATGAATCGGCCTTTCATCGTCCCTTTTACCAGTCCCGACACGTTTTCCATGACATAGATCTTGGGTTGGAGCTCGTCGATCAGCCGCGCGAACTCTAGGAAAAGGTCGTTCCTGGGGTCGTTGACGTCTCTCCGGCCGGCCGTCGAGAAGCCCTGGCAGGGCGGCGAGCCGTCCAGGAGGTCAAGCGTGCCGCGCTTCAGCCGGCAGAACTCGAGGATCTCTTTGCTGGAAACAGTCTTGATGTCTTTCTTCCAAACAGGGACCCTGGGGAAATTCAGCTTGAAGGTCTCGACCGCGTTGGTGTCGGAGTCGATGGCCAGGAGCTCCCGGAAGCCGGCCCACTTGTAGCCGAGCGAGCTGCCGCCGCATCCGGCGAAGGTCGAAACAAGCGTCGGTTTTCTCACCATTTGTACCCGCATTTCGGACATTCGTTCTGGGTCAGGAGCGACTCATCGAAGTCCTGCTCCTTTGGATCAATGTCGGGCCCGAACCGCTCCATGATCTGCTTGAGGTCGGCTGTATTCCCGAGGTCGACCTTGTAATCATTGAGATTAAGCTTTGCCAGGTAGGGCTGGACGAGCTCGGCCAGCTGTTGCTCTTCGTAGAATCCGGCGCGGTCGTTATCGGAGAGAGCAAACTCGATCTTCTCGGCTTCGATCTTGGGCTGGACAATGGAGACTTCAACCTTTCGCACGCCGAGCTCCTTCAGGGCCCGGATCCGCATATTCCCGCCGAGGGTGATGTACTTTCCCTTTTCCTCAAAGACGATCAGAGGCTTATAGACTCCGAGCTTGAGGATCTGGCGTTTGAGGCGCTCGAAGTCGTCCTGCCGGATCCCGCGGGGGTTCTTCTCCCAGGGAAGCACCTGATCGATGGGAACCTTGACGATTTTCATGCGGTCGGTCCCCTTCCATTGATCGCATCGAAAATCTTTTGATGATCTTCACGGTTTTCTTTCCGAAAAGTCTCAAACTGCTTCCAGTTCTCTTTCAGCCCTGCTATATCTTCCACGTGTTTAAGACACAACGAATTAGGCTTCCCGTTTCCGGCCGCCGGCGCTTGCGTTTGGGGCATCGCCGTGGCCGTGAGCTCAAACTTGCGTCTGGCTTGCCGTGCCCGTATCACCGTCCCAACCTTGTCGATCCACAAGCCGACACTCGATATCAAAAGGACGATCACTGCGGGCCAGGACCACGCGCCCCCCGCACCCTTCGCAGTTTCCACCGCCTGTTGAGCCGTCTGTGGGTCCAGCATCATTCACTCCCCTTTCGTTTCAGCTCCTCGCGGAGCCGCTTGATTTCCTGCTTGAGCTCGTCGACCCAGAGAATGAAAGCCTGATTAACGACCAGGTTCCCATCCGGCGTGAAGGCCAATGGATTGAGGCGGACCTCCGGGCCAGGATTCAAGCAGTCATACGAGGGATATAGCGACGGATTGTAAGAGCTGCAGCTCTCAGCTAAAAAGCAGATCGCGCAGAGCGTCAAGATCGCGACGATCCACGGCAGCCAGGATCTTTTTCCGGCGCTTTTTGTCTTTTTCATTCTCGATAGCCTCCTTGATCCGGCCGACGAGGGCTTCGACCTTCGCCTCCAGGTCCTTGACCGTTTGCACAGCTGCTAGGATTTCGCCCAGGTTGAATGGCATGTTAGTTCCTCATGTCGATCCTCAAATTTCGAAGTGGTAGATGTCGTTCAGACTCTTCCATCGCCCGCCCCACACGCCGCCCATACTCTCCCAGATCTGCCCGAGCAGCTCATACTCGGGTATCCGGTCCCAGACCGGCCGGCCGTCCTTGATAATGACAAGGTCCATCGCCTGCCAGAACTGATGTTTGGCTTTCTTGACGTAGCCGTCGACCTGGCTCTTGCCCTCGAGGAAGTACTTGTGGACCTCCTCGGCAGACAAGAAAAAGTTGAAAGGCATGATCTGAATGTTATTGACCCGAGCCTCGATCACGAGCTTCGAGATCAGGTAGATGAAGTTCAGGCGCGCGGCGGTTCCGTTCACGCCTTGATTGTAAGGGGGTGGTTTTTAGCGATTTCGGTCAGGTGGCCACAAGCTGTGACCACCTTCTACCCGAGAGGGGGGACGCTTAAATGGCCAAAGATTTCCTCTTGACGCCAGTTGAAAAGTCCGCTATTTCAAATGTCGATATATTCGGCTTCTTGATCCAAATCTCTTTTCGGCAGGATGCCGGAAGTTCTATCTGGCCAACGGCTTCCCGGTCCGCTTTTGTTGCCGCGTCAAGACAAATTTTGATTTTGCGAAGTTCATATTGGCGTACGGCTTCGAGGTCAAACGGACCGTCAGAAAGAAAACTCACGCGATATCCGCAAGCCATGAGGATTTCCCGGGCGCGTCGGCGCGCTTTGTAAAACCTATTCTGTGTCGCTGCCATCTTGTTCCTTCTTTGCCAGTTCAATGAAGCGAAGAATCTCCTCGCAATGTTTAAACCATTCTCCTCGAATTCTGAATTGAGCAAAATGTTCATGAAGTTTTTTTTCGCTTTCAAAGACGTTATCCGTTTTTATTGAATGAAGCATTTCAAGGTCGTCGAGGTTATTAGCTTTAAGTTCATAGCATCGTCTTTGGATATCTTTGGTATGGCCGATTTTTATAAGATTCCGTTCTTTGTTGAGGATGAAATAAACGTGGCCGGAAAGATCATTTTGCTGCTTCCGGATTATTTGTTTTCGGGATCTAAAAACATTAAGAAGCTGCCCGTTTTGTGTTATCCATTGTCCATTTTCCAAGCTGTAAGTTATCCAATGCCGGGAAGTGGCGGAAGAATTTTTCCCGGCACCCTTCCTCAACCAGATTTCCTTGCTGATAAGTTTGATACCATGTCTATCAATAAGCACCGGAATTTGTTCCAAACGTCTTACCTTTTCTACTTTTGCGGAAAGTTGATCGGGTTCAACGAAAATGATTAATCGCCATTCTCTTTCCCTGGCGGCGATAATATCAAAAGATGGGCCGTTTATGTTTTCGATATAATAGCCGATCTGGGACAGGCTATCAATTGCCTTGGCTTTCGCTCTGGCCATCCGTTTCTTGATCGCTTCGTCTGCCATCGATACGCCAGGTGTTTGTGGTCCGTGGGGCCGTCTCAGGCACGGCCCCGATTTCGGTCCCGACTCAGGCCCCCGGCCCGGCCGGTCTTGCCACCTTGATGAGCGAATATCCGGCGTTCGCCCCGATGGCCACCTGGATCACGTCGATGACGATCTGCGCCGTGATCGGCCTCCCTGTCGAGACGTAGAAGTAGAGAACCACTCCCACGCTGACGACGACGGACAGAATGACCGCCATCGTCTTCTCGACGACCACGTTGACCTTGGCCAGTGCATTCTTGAGGAACTGCGTCACGGCCAAGGTTGTCGCGATCATGGTTGTGATATTCATGAGATACCTCCTTCGAAATAAATTACGATCACAAAGCCCCCAGCTGAATTTTTACATGGGGCGTTCGAGAGTAGAACTTCTGCGCGGTGACCTTTACGATTTGCGCGTCGTCCCTGTAGGCAAAGCCGTTCATGGCATCTGCGGCGGACTTGATGAGATTATCCACATCGGGCCGTTTCGCCGGCCGAATCAGCCCGTCCGCCATCGCCTGCTGTCGCCTCATGCTCTCGGATTTCGGAATGCCGCAGTAGATGTAAAGCATCATCCATACCGGACCCGTAAACGGCTCGAAGCCGGGATATTTGACAGCGAAGAGTTCCCGGATCAGGGTTTCATAGTTGACGGTTTTCTGCGGGGTCACACCCCGACGGATGAACCCTCCGGATTTTGTCTTGACCGGGAATACCTTCGGCCGCTGCTTGCCTACTCCTTCGCCTGGAATCGTGAGCTCGATCATGATGACTTCTTCTTTCCAGGCTTAGCTTCGGTCTCGCCTTTCCTGGCGATCGCCAGGGCTTTCTGCTGGCCCTCGAGCCGTTTGTTCAAATCCTCGATTTCCTTCATCGCCTTCTCGGCCCGTTTCGTAGTCGAATCGATCATCTCCCTTGTCTCGGAGATTGCGGCTTCCAGGACGTTGACCAGAAAATCCTGTTCTCCAAAAAGCGGTTTATTCTCAAGCATGTCTTCCTCCTTCAATTTCCGAAAAGCTCTTGTTGCTCTCCCCGGACCGGTGCCAAGTGGGGGTAGTACGCGAGCACGGTCTTGTAGCGGCTGAGCAGGGGTATCGCCTTGGCCTCAAGGTATTTTTTGAAATCCTCGACCTCGGCCGGCCGGATCGGGATGAAGAGGCCCTGGTCACAGCTGCATACCGGCTGCTTCGAGTAAAGATCGCGCAGCTGACGATCCGTCATCTTGGGCTCCCAAAGCTGCATGTGATCAAGGACCCGGTCTCTCTGGATCGCGTTCTCGCGCCCGCGGTGGGCCTGCATGAATTTCATGAAGATCAGGGTGAGGCGTGTATTGTCCATGCTATTTCCCCTCCACCTTCGTGGCTATCTTCAGATACTCCTCGCGCATCTGGAGGATCTCCTTCTCCATGATTCGGATCCGGGCCTGGGTAAGTGTAGCCTGCTGTCTGGCCGTGGCCTGGGTGATCGCGGAGCCGACATAAATGCCGGCGGCGAACGCCGCGAAGAGCAGGACACAGACGACGAAGAAATTACGTCCTTTCATGGTTTCTTATCCTCGCCGGGCTGGCGGATAACAATAGGTGACGGTTTTCCACGGGCCACGATAGAGGTAAGACGTAGCAACCAGCTTTGACCCATCCTCGGGACAATAGGCGTCCTTAAGCCGTGCCGGGCACATGAAACGATAGGCTACTTTACATTTGGGACATTTACCCTGGGTGTATTCGCTCATAGCTTCTTCTCCTTGAGCGCCATTTCCTTCAGACACTCGAAGTGATAGTCCTTCTCGTCGACTGTGATCGCCGAAAGGAAATACATCCATTTCCCGCACCAGCTGCAGCACAGAAGATCCGCCGCATGGGCGCAGTCCTTGTGGTAATACTCGCACTGGTACTCTGCGGCCTCGTCCTCCGGCACGAAGTCGTCGCACCACGCGCATTTGTGAATAGCCACGGTATCGTCCGGTCCGTACTGCCGCTTATCGCGGTACTCGTCAGACATGGTCATGGTGTCACCCCCTGCAGCCCCTGGGCATATTCTCCGAGTTCTATCTTGATGTCCGCCTGGATCTTCTCCCAGGCGTCTTTATTGCCTTTCTTCCGGGCTTCTTCGAGGTCTTGGCTATATTTGTTAAACAGCTCCCGCCGCTTTTTCTCGATCAGCGCCGTCCGTTTCTTCTCCTCATCGGTCGGCTGGTATTTATTCTCCCCTACCCGGGAGGCCCGGCCTTCCTGGCGCCCGCCGCCATTATTCGGACGTCCTGGATCCTGATACGGCTCGTTCAGGTAATCTTCGAAATGCCCCGGCCGGAAAAGGGTTGAAGGCCTAATGTATTGACTCATCTTGGGATCCCCCCGCCACTGAGACGTCTTTGTGTCGATGACGTGCTTGAAATCTTCGAAAAGGTGGCCTTCGGCGATCCTGCCGTTGATGAGCCCGACTGCCTCCTTGTTCGTACAAGACCGCTTCTGCCCTGTGACCTGGTTGAAGTAGTCGATGATTTTTTTGATCAGTTCGGAGGAGGCGGAAGAGGGGGATATAATTACTTTACTTTGCTTAATAATTACTTTACTTAAAGCAGAGTTTTTCCCACCTTCGTCTTGAGTAGCTCTGGAATAGGTCTGGAGTAACTCCGGAGGAGGCATGGAAATTGTTGATTTTGCTTCCTTTTCCGGATTGAGGTTTGGCTGCTTCTCTTGGAAGTCTGGGATATGAAGGAAAAAATCGCCTTTTACCTGATAACGGATAATGAGATGGTTCTGTTCGAGGTCCTCGAGATACTCCTCGACCTTTTTAATGGACTTCTTGAGCCTTGTGAAGATCTGGCCATTGATGACTTCAGCATCCCCGGAGAAACAACCGTTGACATCAACATGAGGAAGCAACCATGTATAAAGAAGCCGCGCTCCGTCTGTACTTAGACTCGCTAATTTTTTGCTCTGCGAAATTGATTTTAAAACAAATCTGCCTGCAGGCATTAATTATCTCCTTTCGACAGAGCCGGACGGGAGGGGCCGGGCAAGACCCCTCCAGCGCAACTAATCGCTTCGGACATCCGGCAAGAATGATAGAGAGCCCGGGAATAGGAGGGAGGAGGATTGATGGAAACGCTTGCCCGGGCTCTCTGTGTGGCCATGCTAGGTTCTTACCTCTTTCCCGGATTCAGGAGCTGCTGGAGGAGTCTCGGGAGGATCCTCGGGGAGCCTGATGATCCGTTCCGGCGACAAGACGTGCTTTACATCGCCGCAGCCCTGGCATGTCGCCCTCCCTGAGAAAGGCTTCTGCGTGTGCTTGGTAAAGGTCCCACATTTCGTGCAGTAGATCTCGCGCGTCGTCATGACAGCCTCTGGGTTAACGCAGCCTCGGAATACACGCGCACGCCCGGGATGTTGGCCTTGTCCTTGAGCGCTTTGACTACCCTGCGGATAGCGACTTCGTCCGGAACCATGTACTCGCGGGGGATCTTGTTGACGTCCGTGATGACGAACTTCCATTCCGTCCTCAAGGAAAGTCCGTTTGTTTCGGGTGCTTCAGGAACCACCGGGGCCGCGTCGGTGATCGCTTCGACCGTCTTGAAGGCTTGCTCGATGACAGCGGCCGCTTTTTCCGGCTCGCCCTTCTCCTCCAATTTTTCAGCCTTGGCGACGGCCTTCTCTGCGAGCTTCCTTGCATCTTCTTCGGCCTTTGCGCGTTTCTCTGCGGCCTCCCGCTTGATACGCTCCTGCTCCACGAGATACGCCGCTATCTTCGGCTTGACGAGCTTCTCGGCTAAATCCAGGGGATCCGTGAATTTCTTCTTCTCTTCGATGAGGGAGCGGTGAAGCTTGTGGGCCGTGGCGATTTGCGGGTCGAACGTGGCGGCGATCTGTGCCGCCATGCGCTTGATGTCTTGGAGGAAGGCATTAGCCGCCGTCAGGCTTTCCTGGTCCTGGACCACGATCGACTTGGCCTTGGTCGGGAGCGTGAGGGCTTGTGTCTGCACTTCTGCGACGGGTGCCGCAAAGGCAGGCTCGTCGTCGGGGAAGTCCATGTCGACGGGAGGGGCCGGCCTTTTGGGCCGCCTTCCCGCCGACGTCCTGGTGAGATATTTGATCGCTGTTTCCACGTTACGCCTCCGCCCCTTCGTGAAGCCCTGCAGCGTGTTTGTCCCGCGCCTTGGCCTTCCCTTCCCGAAGGTGTTCCGCCCAGCGGCCCAGGTAATCGATGACCGTCTCAGCTTCGACATTGGTCAACTCGGACGGCTCGGCGAATCCTCTGCCATGAATTTTCTTGACGTGGTCGGAGATACCCATCCAGATCGTCGCCTCCTGTCTTCCGAGCTTGCGCAGCGCCGCGATTCCCTCTTTGATCTTGATGAGCTGTTCCGGGGTCGCCATGATGACAGTCGATTCGGACTTCTCTTCGTCAGGGAATTCTCCGGGCTGTTCAATCCCGCTTGCATCCGACGGCCTCTGTCCTCCGGCAGCGGGATCCGGAGTCTTGGCCGCAGTCGTCGCCGGAGCCGCGGCGACCTCGGGCTTTAGGATAGGCTTGCCTTCCAGGAGCCATGCCATGATTTTCTTTCCGGTGTCCCGAGTCGGCTTGAAGACTTGGCCGTCGAAAAGGCTCGTGCGGTCCTTGGACGCGATGGCATGGTGATCCATCGCCAGATCGAGGACGGTCGTGAATTCGTATTCCATCCCGTCCCGCTGAATGGGAGCCAACCCGACTTTCTTGGGCACGCTTTTGCCCTTCTCGTTTTGCTCCAGGATGTAATCCTGCTTGGACCGCATGGTGCAGATGATGTGCAGATCGGACTGCAGGATGCGGGCCTTGAACCTCTCATGCTCGGGCGTGATCGTTGCCCAGTTCGCGTAAGAATTGCTTCCGGCCCGCTGATCCAGGGCCCCCTTCTTATCGAGCAATCCGCCCTCGCCCGCCCAGGCGTGCGAAATCGAATCGAGGATCAGCACGTCATATCCTTCCTTCTCGGCCAATTCGATGGCCTCAAGATATCGCGGGATCGTGTAGGGTGGGTCGATTTCCAGGATGTCGAATGCGATTCCCTTCAAGGGTCCGGTACCCACGTCCGCGTAGAGAGATGCGGATTTGTTCTCAGTATCGACGACGGCGATCCGTTTCCCGATACCGGCCGCGATGAGGAGCGCGGAGAACGTCTTGCCGGATCCGGAAGGACCGGTGATGGCGATCTTGAGTTTCGCTTGCCTACGTTCGGCTTTTCTAAATGCGCTCATCTTCATCTCCTCAGAACGGGACTCCGTCGTCCGGCGTATCGGTCGGGAAGCCGTCCTCGGCCTCGGGGACTGCCGCGGCTCGGGCTGCCGCCGGCCGCTCGTCGGCTGACTTGTAGACGATGTAGTCCGGCTGTCCGTCTTTTTCTTTGAACCCGTTAGTCCAAATGGAAAGCCGGATATCCGGTCCCGTGGGGTTTGTCAGGACGACGGATAAAAATGTTTTTCCGTCGCGTGTCGTTTTCTTCCAGGCGACACCGACCTGGGCCATTTTTGCACTCATTCTGAATCTCCTTTGCCCTTCCCCTTGACATCGGCCGCGGCACTCATTAAACTTAAGTTGATTGCTGGTGCCTGGCCTCTTCGGGGGTCGGGCTTTTTTATTTCCCTTACCCTGGCCCGGGGATCCCGGACCGGCCGATTGATGGTCATTCTTGTTTTTCCTTTGATTCGTTCCCCCAAGTTGGATTTATGCCAAGCCTTGGCTCGGCAGATGCTACTATCGAAATCCTGCCACGGGCGATTCCTGCGCATGAAACGGCCGCAGCTACCGCATCGTGGGATTATGGTCAATCCGGCCGCGTTCGCACGTTTGAACGCATTTAGGCTTGATTTTCCGGCATAGAGAAGGCTGGTCTTGAGTTGATTCATAAGACCTCCCCCTTCAAGCGCTCATCCAGCTCCGTCGCGATCTGCTTCAGCATTCCGATCTTCCGGCTGATGGACCGATGTTCGGCTCTGTCGATGCGGCCGTCTGTCCTCGCCGCTTTGACGAGCTCCTGGATCCGGCCGACGAGACGGGAGAGGTCGAGCTGCTGTTCTTGGAGGTCCGATGAGGATCCTGCCCGGACCTGGTCCTCCCGGACGACGCGAAAGCCTTCCGGGATGAAAAAGCTTATGAGTTCCAGCGCCACGTTAGGATAGTGCTTCGCGGCCGCGCGGATGATGTTGCGGGCGAAATCGGCGTCGCTGCGGATCGTCCCGTTGCAATGCCGCTGGAGGGTGTCGGTCTTGAGCTCCAGTTCTGCGGCCAGAACTTTCTTGTCCGGCCGGCGGGTTTCCGGAGAGGCGAAGTTGATGAGGTAATTCAAGACGCTTTGGAAATCCGATGCGTATGGTGTATTCGGATTGTAGTTCAT